TAATACTCAGGCTTATTGGTTTCTCAGCCTCCAAACCTTTGAAGCCTTGTATTTTGTCAATGTAAAAATCGGGAAAGGTTTCCATGATTATGCCGTTTTTGATAAACGCTTCCGTATCCTCGGCAAAGCGCTTGCCAAAATCCATGTAAATGGATGGTTCTTCGGGAATGTTTAAAAAGTAACGATTGATGTACTTTTGACGGTCACTGTACCAAAGGTTTATTTGGCTAACTGATATATATTTTTTTGGTAGTAGCATGGTTATTTTTTTTTAAAATGGGAATCTTTCTTCGCTTATAAGTCCATCGGTATATTTAACGCCTTCTTCGTAGCCTTTTTCAAATGCTTTAGCAATTTCCTCAGCATACATTTTCTTTGCCTCGTTTAAAGCATCAACAATGGCTTTGTATTCGCTTTCGTAAAACTCGGAGGCGTCCAATACCTTGTCATAAAAGTATTCCAACGACGTTTCTTTTTCTTCTTGGTTTTCCATTTTTCTTTTGTTTTGCGGCGCGGTAAAACCCCAGCCATGTTACAGGCTGGGGAAAAAACGTACCAAATTGATTAAAAATATTTTCCTATTTGAATAAATATCGTGGCGGCGGCAGGTTGCGCCTGAGCAGGCTCAAGTCCTGAGGCTTGCAACTGGTGAAATATGTCGGCATATACCGAGGTCATAAGCGTGGCTTTCTCCGTGATTTCATCAAGTGTCATTTTACCGTTGTTTTTAGGGGGTACATTTGCCGCCTGTTGCACGTTTGCGCCTTCGGTGGGTGTTTGTACCTTTTCAGGTATTTCGTTCGCTGTGAGCATATCAAACGCGACCTTGTAACTTTTTCCGTCGTGAATGATGGTAACGGCGTCGTCTTTTTTCAAAGCCATTAACTTTGTATCGTCTGGTTTTCCGTAAACGCGGATGTCCGTACCGTTGTCTAATGTGATTGCGGCGTTAATGGATGGTCCATATTGACCCTCGAACACTTTTCCCGCCGTGTATTTAACCCTGCCTTTTAGAATATTCATTTCCTGCTTGAATTTGAAAATTTTGAGAATCGTACCACATTTGTTTTTTGTGGTCACTTATTGCCTTCCAGTCTATTTCCTGAGCGTAACTAATCTTATTTCCTGTGTAAAAGTATTTTTCAAGTTCACCGACTCCCCTTTGCCTCCACCATTTTTGCAAGTGCTTTGGTTCAACGATATGGTTGGGACAAATGCTTAATGAGGCATTGAGCGCGAAGTCTTGTATATTAATCATCTTGATTCGGTTATTTGTTGGCATTTAATAATCGCGATTTTGCAACAAGCAATAACTTCAATTCTTAGTTTATTAATCGCAGTATCCAAAACCCTTGTTTCATGAGCCTCCAATGTTTCAAGCATCGTTTTTATACAATCAAGGTAATGATCGTGCTTCGCTTCATTATGCCAACTAACATAAGCCTGAATCATTCTTTGAGAGTAAATCCAAAAATCAAGAACAATCCAAAAGTCGGCGCGAGCCTCGTTTCTTAATCTTTCGTTTTCGCCTTCAAGATACACGATGCGTTCCTCGTAATAACGGGTAAGAGCGTTGTTTGTAAAAGTGCTTTCAATGTTTTCCATTTTGGTTTGTTTTTAAAGTGATTGATTTGTTAAAATTGTCCAGTCCATTTCGTTCTCAGCAACAAGAGGCATGAGATTGTAACGGTTGATTTTTGGATATAACTCCAAGTCAATGTCATGCGGCTCAAATGTCCAGCCGTGGATCTCCATGTTATCCTCAGGGGAATGCATTGACGTTTGTCCGTACAAGCCGAAGCCGTGGGAGAAGATCACGTGTACAAAGTGACCCAGCTTTTTATCGAGGGTACATTTGCAGGTGTATTTTGTAATATTCATTTTGGTAAGTTTTAAAATATTTTCAATACGTAAATTTATATATAATTATTTGAATAAAAAAATATTTACAAAAATAAATTAAAAAAAAGTGAGGCATAATTTCTATGCCCCACCAAAACAAAACCAAATTATGAAACTTATCTTAATAACACCTTGCGCCAGACGGCTAACTTGTAAGCAAGTGCGCGGGCACGTGGCATATTTCCTTCCTCAATTTTTCTCATGTGGTTCTTCCTGTCAATCATATTATCTGAGTCGGGCTTTTCATTCTTTGCCATTTCCTGAGCCTCAAGCCACAAGGCTTCCTTTTCGCCTTCCTTCCATTCATTGATATAACCACGCTTAACGCATTCATCGTACCAAAATACCGGTATTTCTTCCAGCGGCTTTTGAAAGTTTTTCAACTTGTTATCAAAGTCCTTATCGTATTCCTCAGCCACTTTTCCCAGGCGTTTAATGCGATCTTCTTCTTCTTTCTTCGCCTGAATGTCGGAATCCATGGCATAATATATCTTTTTCCTCCAGGTAATGTACGCGGTCAGGATTCGCCCAATGGCATGAAGGTCAACTTTGCCATAAAGTTTATGGTCATTAATATCAAGTTCTTGTTTCGCAAACTTTTCAAAAGCAAGTTTAATTTCATCGACGGCAAGTAATTTGTAATTTGAAATAAATTCCGTAACCTCCATCAAGTGTTCAGGCTTTGGCTCAATGCCATACACCGGGAGAAGTTGGCTTAATGTTTGGGCAATCTTCGGAATAGCTTCCTTTGTACCCGTTTTAAAAATTCTTAATTCGCGGTTTTGGATAACAAGCTGAACATCTTGTATCTTTTCTTCCACGCGATTGGCAATCATTGGTAAGTTGTTCATAATTGGTTGGTTTTTTAATCTTGAAACTTTGCCATCCTTTCGGCAAGCAATTCTTGAAGCCTGTCATTATACGCTTTGTCCTTTGCCGCTGGGCTTGTCGTTTGGTAAGCCGTGAATATCTTTGAGGCTTGTCCATAAATGTTTGCTATGGTGAAATTTGCCCTCAGCCATTTGTCATTCAAGTTCCACGCCGCTTGAATAAATACCTTCAATGCCTCAATGCTATCGCCCTGCCTGTCTATTTTGTCAATGTAACGCATTAAGTAAACCATTTGCCCCGCGTCTTTGGGCATCATGATATAATTTCCGTTTTGGTCAGTTGGGTACGCGGCACCGGATAAGTTTTCAAACGTTTGGCAAAACACGGAAAAGGCGGCGTAAGTGGGGGAGGGTTGGCGTTCGGCTTTTGGCTCGGCGCTTTCTTCTTTTCTTTTCGCGGAACTTTTCTTTTCTTCTTTTTCACTTTGCAACTTAGCAACAACGGTAAAGGGGTTTACTTTGGGGCTTTGGTTAATTTCATTTTCATTAATTGTAATTTTTTCAAATTCGGTAAAATCAGAATGATTTTGAAAAGATATATCTATTGTATTCTTTGAAGTATTCTCTGTTGTATTCTCTGTATTACATTCGTTAAATTCACCATTATACTTTTGTGATTTTAACTTATTAAGTTTAGTGGATTTCACTAATGTATTTTCGTTAATTGCATTTATCAACAATGCGACATTTATGTCGTAATGTGTTTTGGCAGGAATGCCATGAAGGGTAATCATTATAAACGGAAGCTCCTTTAATCTTGATTTCGCACCCCTCAATTCATTTAATGATAACATTGTTTCCTCCATGATTTCAGCGTCACTTTTGTAAAATTTGCGACCTTTGACGGCTGAGTACCAATACATGATTTGACTTAAAAGTAATCCAGCGTTAACGCTTCCAGTCAACTTTATGTAAATCGGGTAAACCGCTATCGGTCTTTGATTAAGGTTTATTAAAATATCTTTCATATAGCATATTTTAAAAAGGCGCAGGTATTAAACCCGCGCCCAATTTTATTATTTTTGTAAAATAATCCTTGTTTTACCTTGGTTTCTAAAATTGTAAATATGCTCAATGTTTGCCATTATAACACTCATTGTTGAACTTCTCCTGTGTTGGTCAGGATAAGTAGTTGCCTTTTTTACAAATTGATTTAAATTAAATTCAGGATTACTTATACATCTATTTAAACTTCTTAAGTAAGCAATTATCATAACATCTGGAATAACTGTTTTAATTTTTCTTGCGGCATTAAAAATATACTCAGCTTTATTATTAGGATCGAATTTATAATACCCTTTTCTAATTAAATCGCCTTTTTCGCTATTGCCTTTTGAGTAAATATCTCTAGTACTATCAAGGCTTGTTAATTCTGCGCAAATCATTAATCCAAAATCTTTATTAGCCTCGTAAAATTCTTGTAATCTAATATAATCTTTATATCCTAAATCGCAGTAACTTCTAATATAGTCTGCTATTGACCAGTTAGATTGATTTCTGTTTAGCGTTATGGCTGTTTTTAAATCATAATTATTTACTTTATGGTAGTAAATAATTGAATTTAATTTTTTTGCAGCCATTAATCTGTGTTGACCGTCTATAACTTCGTAATTTTCGTTCACAATAATTGGCATTTGTAAAAATCCATTTTCCTCTATAGATTTTACCAACCTTTCAACATTTGCTAAATTAATGTTTCTATTTCCTTCCAGAATTTTAAAAACACTAAGATCATTAGTTGAGTGAATCTGTAAATCATTTTGGCTCATCGCTGGTATTGCGTCCGCCAAAATTGGATTTGATTGTAAATTTAACATATAAAAAATTTAAGAAATTACAAAAAAAAATGCCAACGAGTAGCAGTTCGTTGGCAAAGGTTAGAACAATGGTTTGTTCCAATTTCCTTTTGAATACCTGCTACGCCATTCAAAAGGATACGTAAATATACAAAATATTAATTACTTTCTCCCTCTTTTTTTCCACGGCGGATTCCCCAGTGCGCTTTGCATTTCCATGTATTTTACCACGGCTGGCGGCGTTTCGTATGTCACAGACGGAAATTCATTTCCCTCTGTGAAAACCTTGTCCAATGCTTCTTTTATGAAATTTGCCATAATTTACTTTTTCTCCTGTTTAACAAATAACAACCCCCACGGCGTTACCTCCGTTGCTTCCCTCAGCAAGTCAAAACCGTGCCTTGCAAACGTGGCAACCCATTCGTCTTTCTGCTTCAGGTTAATATGTCCCCATTCAATGTCAAACGCTGGATCAGCTGAGGCATGAGGCGTGGATGTGAAATAAAAATACTTGTTACAGGCTTTGTAAAGGATTGGCATGACAAAGGAAATTTGTTCGTCGGTCATGTGTTCAAATACCTCCGTGGAATAAATGGCATCGTATGTGCCATGCGTCTTCAATTCATACCTTCCCAGTTGGTACTTTGTCACCCATTTTGCAAGTAAATATCTATTTGGGTCAATCCCCTTGCTTATTGCAAATTCTCTTTCATACGGGTTAATGTCATACCCAACGTGTTTATACAAGCCCACGCGCTGGCAGGCTGATAAAAAGAATCCAAGTCCTGAGCCGAACTCAAACACGGATTCGCAACCCATGATTTGCAAAACCCTTGCGCCGTTGGTATGCAAGTTTACAAGGGGTTCATAATCCGTGGTTGTAAAACCAAGTTCCACGGATTTGTCAAAAAAGAATTTGTTATCAATCATTTGTTTTGTTTTTATCATTTTGTTGACGTCAACGAAATGGTATAATTTAAGAGAGGTTAAGAGAGATTTAATTAGAGATTTAAGAGAGGTTAAAAATTTACACCGTTCCATCCCTTTATCAACGCACGGTGCCAGCATTGCTCAACCTTCGGGTGGTAAGTTGTGGTACAATACAGACTTTAGAAATATTACCACCATCTATTTCACTCTAGTTTAATGTCTGCCATTTGTAGGGCAACAAGGGTGGGATTTGAACCCACAATGTCAGCCGCGGTCGCCGCTTTGCGTTACCCATCCGCTACCTTGTTAACCTGCAAGTGAAGGAATCTAATCTTCGTCTTTTTGCCGTCGCAAAACATTTTAACATTAAACTAACTTGCACCACAAAGATACAAATATATTCTTAAAAAATATTTTAAATTTGATAACAAAAATAATATTATCTTTGCAGAAAGAAAAAATACAATGATAAAATTAATAGTTGCGGGTCGCCTTGGTACAGATGCTGAAATCAAGTCCGTTGGTGATACAACCGTTTGCTCCTTCTCCGTGGCTCATACGGAAAAGACATTTGGAAACAATCCCACGGAAAAGACGGTTTGGGTCACTTGCTCAATGTGGGGTGAACGTGGTTCCAAACTTGCGCCACACTTGCTAAAAGGTACGTATGTCGTGGTCGAAGGAACAGGCGGCGTGAATGCGTACATGAAAAACGGAGAACCGACGGGAATCATTCGTTGCGCGGTGAACAATATCGAGTTTGGAGGCAAGGCAACGGCAGGGGAGAACACGTCTGGCGGTTATGTTAATCCATTGACAAATCCAGTTGTACAGGAATTAAAAAAAGAATTAAACGCTGACGAACCATTCCCATTTTAATTATGACACCTGAGTATCAAAAGCAGTATCGGGAGAATATGACCGAGTACCAGAAGCAAAAGCAAAAGGAATATTTTAGGCTTTATCACCAGAACCAACCACCTGAAAAGAAGGCTGAGAAAAGGATTAAGAATCAAGCGTGGTATCAAGCCAACAAAGAGAGGGTAAATAAATACCAAATGGAACGTTATTACAGATTAAAAGAACAAAAAAATGAATGTGAATAAACCAGCCGCCGCCGTGTTTTCGGTAAGCTATCGGGACGAAAAAATAAGAAAAAAATTGCTTGATTTGCAATTTCAACTCTGGAAGGAAACCAATGTCAAGCACTCGATGGAGGAGGTGTTAAACCTTTTATTGGATAATTACCAAAAGCATAATAAATGAGGTTAGGCATTGTAACCAATTTAACCAGCCCAACGACTGATTATTACCGGTCGGTCAATCCATTTATGAGGCTTCGCTCCCAGATGGTAAATCTTCATATTACTTACCTCAATCCTGAGACGGTAAAATGGTACGATTTTTACGACGTTGACGTTATCCTCTTCCAACGCCCCAACGGCGACGGGATGTTATCAATGATCGCTGAGGCAAAGAAGATGGGTAAAAAAATCATTCTGGATCACGACGATTTATTGCATGAGGTCAACGCCGCGAATCCAGCGTCGGCACATTTTGGGAAAACTCAAGTCAAAGAATCGGTTGAAAAGGCTTTCAAGTATGCGGATTATATCATTGTATCAACGCCTTACCTCAAAGAGTTTTATAAACAATTCTTTGACGAAAGTAAAATAATGGTGATTCCCAACGCCATTGACTTTCAAGTGACGCCACTTTGTCCCGTGTCACCTGATAAACTTGAGGCAAAGATTAAGCGGGTTTTGTGGCGTGGCTCCATGACGCACATTGAGGACTTGAAAACCGTGGATACGTTTTGGCATTATGTCAGCAGCCGCAAGGACACAGAGGTTGCGTTTATTGGAATTCCTGAATGGTTGGGAAAAACATTGTATCCAAATGTCAAGGTCATACCGTGGAATAATTCATTATTTCAATACTTTGAATTAATCAAAAACAGTGCGGCACATTACGCCGTGTTCCCGTTGACGAATGACAATTTCAATCAAAGTAAGTCAAATAACTTTGCCATGGAGATGCTTGTCACAGGTTGCGTACCGTATGCACCAAAGGAAATAACGGAGTTCAATGTTCCTGGCGTTCGGTTGTACGAGGGCAACGACGATTTAAGCGGACAATTTAAAGAGGCTTTGGAAAAGGATGGTAATTATTTTAATCATTTGCAGGCAGGCAGGAAATGGCTTTTGACTGAGCGAAATTTGCTCACCGTCAACAACAAACGTAAACAAGTGTTAAAAGGAATATGAAGGGAAACGTAAAACAATCACCTATTGATTGGTTAAAGAAGGAATTAACCGAAAAGGATTACAACCTTGCTAAAAAGACTTTTCTGCAAATTGACGAAAGTCTGGAAGGCATATTTTTGAAAAACATATTTAAGGAGGCAAAGATTAGGGAATTTGATAACATGGACAATTTTTCCAAATGGCTTGTAAACAATGAATGGGAATTGAATTATACAAATGGCAACTGGGAGAAATTAGACGATGATATACAAATATTATCATTTAGTGAACTTTACCAACTCTTTTTAAAAAGCAGGGAGGCATGAACAAAGACGGACTTTTAATAACCATTGTAGATGAATGCTTAAAAAAGGCAAGGGAAATGCACGTTGAAACAATGGACGAGTTTTCTCAATGGCTTGTAAAAGAAAAATATATTTTAAATTACCTTAACGGCAAATTGCAAAAGCCAAAAGATGAACAAAGACCAATGTCCGAACTTTACCAACTCTTTTTAAAAAGCAAGGAGGCATGATAATCGAAAAAAAGCAAATTGCCGATTTAATACCAGCGCCTTACAATCCACGGCAAAGCACGGCAAAGCAGGAAAAGCATTTGAAGGAGAGCCTTGAAAAGTTTGGCATGGTTGAACCTATTATTTTTAACAAGCAAACGGGGTACATCGTCGGCGGTCATTTCCGTGTCCGTGAGTTGAAGAAGCTTGGCATCAAGGAAATTGAATGCGTTATCGTGGATTTGAATGAGGCAGATGAAAAGGAATTGAATATTCGATTAAACGCAAACACGGGGTCATGGGACTGGGACACACTTGCGAACGATTGGGACGTGGTGGACTTGGAGGCGTGGGGCTTGGAGATACCGTTTTACGATGAAGAAGTCAAGGAGGAACAAAGCAAAGAGGAAGAGGATTTTAAGACACTTGAATTAAACTTCAATGCTTGGGATTATAAAAACGTGGTCGCAAGGTTGAAACAAATAGACAGCAAGTCACTTGAATCTGCATTGATTAAGGCACTTGAATAACAGACGAAATACAGACGGATGGCATTTCCACATGACGGCAAAAAAATGAAGAAAGGGGAAACGTTAAATAAAAACGGTCGCCCCAAGAAGCTCCCAGCCCTTGACCTTATCATGGCAAATGTAATGGGTCAGGAGAAAGACGGCATCACGGCTGCCGAGGCAATTATCATGAAGCTCAGGGAACAGGCGGCAAAGGGTGATATCAAGGCGGCTCAGTTGCTCCTTGACAGGGCATACGGGAAGGCAAAGCAAAACATTGATATCACGACGCAAGGGGAAAAGGTGACCGTGCCAACGATTATATTTACAAAGGATGGAGATAAAAGTCAGTGACAAATACCAAGCCCTTTGGCAACCTCGGACGCGTTACTTCCTTATCACGGGTGGACGTGGTTCGGCAAAGTCTTTTACCGTGGGGCTTTGGGCTTGTAATATGTTATTAGCCTATAAGAATTGGAAGGTACTTTTCACCCGTTACACGTTATCAAGTGCTAACATTTCCGTGATTCCTGAGTTCAGGGAAAAGATTGACTTGTTGGGCGTGGGTGACGAATTTAATATGACCAACGCGCAAATAAGCCACAAGGTCACAAAGAGCGAAATAATCTTTTCAGGAATCAAAACAAGCAGCGGAAATCAAACGGCAAAGTTAAAGTCAATACCCGCGTTAAATGTATTTATCGTGGACGAGGCTGAAGAATTTGTAAGCGAAAAGGACTTCGATACAATCGACGAATCAATTCGTATGCCTGATACGCCAAACCTTGTTATCCTGGTGATGAACCCGCAGGACGTGGAACATTGGATTTGGAAACGTTGGTTTGAAAAGTCGCACCGCATGGAGACGATTGACGGACACATGATACCGATAAGTACGCATGAAGATATAACGCACATTCATACAACGTACTTGGATAACATTCATAACATAAGTAAGGATTACATCGCAAAGATTGAGGCAATAAAAACCAAGTCACCTGAGGCATACGCGCACAGGTTTCTTGGTAAATGGCTGGATAAGAAGCAAGGCGTTGTATTTCCAAACTGGGTGGAAGGCGAATTTGATAACTCTTTGCCTTTTGCCTACGGGCTTGACTTCGGGTTTTACCCCGATCCTTTGGCATTGGTCAAAGTCGCGGTTGATACCACGGCAAATAAGATATATGTGAAGGAAATCATTTACGAACAAAGCCTTTCATACGACATGGTATTGACAAAGATTAGGAATAGCATTGAACTTGATGCCATGGTTGTGGCTGATACAAGCGAACCACGGTTGATAGACGCGCTTGCCTCAAATGGTATCAACGTGCATAAGACGGAAAAGTACGCTGGCAGCGTGGTTGACGGAATAAAACGAATGCTTGATTTTACCATTGTGGTTACTGAGGAATCGTATAATTTAAAGTTTGAATTAAGGAATTATATTTGGAATGACAAGAAATCTTCAACGCCAATGGATATGCATCAGCACGGGCTTGACGGAGTTCGCTATGCCTCGCTTCGTTTAATGCAAGGCTCGGATTCACTTGCGCACAATTAAAAACACATGGAAAAACAAACGACGGTTGAATTTTTAGCAAGGTTTCCTGAAGTTTTAGGTAAATCAGATACAACAAGTTCAAAAGATATATTAATAAATCCTATTAATCAAGGCAAACAAATGACACCGAAGGAAAAGGCAAACGAATTAGTAGATAAATTTAGAAATGAAATAACCTCATTTTTAGGCGATAACATGAAAAAAATTAATGCTAAAAAATGCGCGTTAGTTGCCGTGGATGAGTTAATAAAAATCCATTATCTTTTAACGACTACACACGACACATCCCCTTCCATTAATTATTGGCAAGAAGTTAAACAAGAACTTGAAAACCTATGACACCGAAGGAAAAGGCAAGGGAATTGCATTTACAAATATATGACCAACTGCCATACAGGCATAATGTCACGGGTGAATACGATGGCTTTAAAAAGGCAAAGGAAATTTCATTGTTTTTAACCGAACAAATCATAAGTAACAATCAAACGATTTGCGGACAACTTGGCTCAGACGTGGACGAAAATACGGCGTACTGGTGCGAAGTTGAACTGCATTTAAAAAACATAATAACGAAATGACAAACAACGAAAAGGCTCACTATATCATTGACTTGATTAAGGTGATAACACTTGAAATTGAGGAATACCCCATGCGAAGGAAACAACT